CAACCACAACTGTTTTATATTCGTGATCTTCGTCTAATAGATCTTGCAAATAACCAAGCACTTCATCAAATGTTGTACAAAGCGGTGTTTGCGGTGCTTCTATTGTTCCCATTCCATCTTCTGTAAGAATGAATATTGGATTAGGCATCTTAGATGCAAAGGTTGTTTTACCAATCCCTGCACCACCATACAAAATAATCCTAGGCGGTTTCTGTTTACCTTTACTTCTAATATCAGCTAAACTCATTGCACCACCTCAACTTTATCTTCGCCTTCAACAGCATTTTTTAATTGATTGCTATAGTGTTGTGACAGCAATTCTAGTTTTTCAACTTCAAAGTTGAGTTCGTTTAATTGATTCAAAATATTTCTTCTTTGGTTGTTGCAGAGAACAACTTTATTATAAAGAAGTCTATCTTCATCATTCAGTTCATCGACTTTGTACTCTTTGCCATTTTCTTCAAAGCTAAAAGTCAATTCTTCTTTCTTTTCCTCAGACATTTTTCTCTCCGTTTCTAAGTTTATAAGTTTCGCAGACGCTGCGTCCATTGCAGAATCTACAGTGATCCCCAAACACATGTTCTGGGTTTTCTTCCATACAAGCATCTGCTCGTGGTTTCAGAAAATCGTACGCCCAATCAACCAAGTATTCGGCTGATGTGTGCCAAGTCTTTATGGCTCTTTCTCTTTTAACGCCTCTCGGCTGGACGATTGTTAGTTCCATTTCGGTATCTGCATTACCATATCTAGTCAATGCACCTAATGCGTAAATCATTAACTGTTTATTGTTCTCGGGGCTGACTTGCCATTTACCAGACTTTAAATCTATAACTGCAATCTTATCTTTGGCCAGAATTATTGCGTCTGCTGTACCCCAACAACTTTGTGTGATCTCTGGTATCTCTACTTTTTCTTCTATTAATAGTCTGCCGTTTAATTCTTTTGTTCTTTGTTCTACATACTCTGTATAGATCCTTGCACAATCAATCATTTCTTGATCTATTTCTATCTCAAAGTTTTCTATTGCTTCTGTTTTACCTAGCCAATAATCTTCTAAAGATATATCACCATCTAACATATCTTTCATTAATATCTCTGACATCTGGTGAATTAATGTACCTGTAGCTGCTGGCACGCTTGCGGTGAATGGTACTTTTGCTGCTTCGCTAGGCATAGCTGGGCATATCGTCCATTTGTCCGCAGATGATGGTGATAATAAAGCGTGTTTACTTGGCATCTTTGGAAATATAACGAGCTTGTTCCCAAGCAATTACATCATTGATATCAAAGTATATCTTTCCTGTAATTTTCCAATGCGGTGGTGCATCACCTCTTGATCTTCTGTTGTCTATAGTCTTTTTACTTACGCCCCATCTTTTAGCTAGAGTTTCAGTGTCAATAGTGTTGTTTATATCAAAGGTTTTATTATTGTTTATTTCCATAAAAGTTCCCAATTTTTCCAAGATATGCTTATAATAAACCATATTTGCTAATTTTGGTAAGATTATTTAAAAAAAAGGGAGTTTTTAATGAGTATTGATAATGCAAAACCAGAGGAATGGAATGGGGCTAAAAAGGATATGGTTAATCATCCACCCCATTACAACGAGGGCGGACTTGAATGTATTGATTACATCAAACAACAACTAGGCGCAGAGTTTCCATCATATCTGGAAGGATCAATTATTAAATACATACATAGACATAAGTACAAGGATGCAAACATCCAGGACTTACAAAAAGCTAAGTGGTATTTAAATAAATTGATTGATTATTACGAAAATATGTAGAGGTGTATATGAATCTTGCAGACTTTGACGATCCAATCCTTAGAGAAAGGAATGGTAGAAAGGCTGTCTATATGGATAGAGATTTAGTTAAAAACTTTTTAGGTTTTTGCAAAGATCACAAAAAAGATCCTCATAGCGTTGCTGAGTATTTACTTAGAGTAGGTATTCATACTGCTAGTAAAGATAAAATTTGTATTGATATAGATAGTTTATAAAGATTATTTTTTAAATATTTTCTAGGATGTCTAGCAGGTTTCTTACGGCATCATTATTCTTCATGTGTTCATCAACAATGGTTATTTGATTTTCCGTATGTGGTTTTATAAAGACTATGTTGCGGTGTTCTAAAGAAACTAAAGCAAAGATATCTATTAGGCCTTTCTTATATTCTCTGTCTTTAGTATGCGATCCTCTGCGAAGATCAAACCGCCAATTCTTTTTGTGTACTTCTTGCTTGGATTTGCTTTTAACCTGTACTCTGTAGAAAGTATCCTGGTATTCAAATATTAAATCAGCTAAACCAGCGTTGGGTGTGAGTAATACATTGTCTGATAAAAGCGAGAGGATAGAAGCTGTCAGATATTCACCCGATAGACCAATTCTATGGGTTGGATGTGACATGGTTTATTCTAATAAATCAGTTCTTAAGGTTTCCCAAGTTATGCCTTCTTCACTAAGAAGTTTTTTAATATATTTTGGCTGTCTGTTAAAAGCTGCTTTTTGAAACTCAAGTTCATTAATTCTATTTTCTCTAATGTAATCATTTACAGAGCCTCTTATTTCTTTTAATAAATTTCTTAAAGCAAGCTGTTTTTTGTTATTGCTTAATTTTGAATAGCCCTCTGAGTTTACGAATGGGACAATCATTTTTTCAACTATTGGCCCCATATATTTTGCCCTTGTTTGATCTACTATTTGATTGCCAGAATATGGCAATATATCCCTTGTTTTAAATCCAAGTCTATCAAACTCTCTTTCTGCTTTATTTTTTTCTTCTCTTACTGTTATACCAGTAAGCTGTCTTGCTATGGTTGCTGGAAACTGTTGTTCAGTAAAAGGTATTTGTATTGTTTCTGGCCTTCCAGGAGTTGCTGCCCTTGTTGGAGATTCAACTTCAGGGAATCTTTCTCTTGCTATTGGAACATCCATCAACAACTTATTTCCTAAATCTGGCCAAAATTCTCCAGTTATTTCTGGTCTTCTAAATTCTTGTTGCAAGTCTATAAAATCATTAAACATTCTAAGGGGTGCTGTAAACCCGCTAAGAACATTGTAAGCAAAGTCAGCCAGGTACTTGTTTAATTTTTCAGTGGTGTCTAAGCCAGATAAACCATCTAAAAAATTATTTATCCAATCCAATCCAGTTCCAACCCTAAATTGTGCTCCAGTTAATGCTTGTAGAATATCTTTTGCATCTCCCCAATTTCTACCAGACTCCAGTCTTGTAATCACATCTGCAACAAACATATATGGTGTAAGCGGAAAATATGGTCGCATATCTACAGTTTTACCAGTAGATGTTTCTAGTTCATACCATTTATGTTCAGATGTAGATTTTCTTTTTGCCTCTATAGTTGCCAATAGAAGCGTTGTTCCAATAATTGCTTGACTTAATTCCGTTGTATCTCCTTTTGCTATTTTATTTCTTGCTTTAGATCTTAATAACATACCAAACCCAACTGGGCTATGTTTAAACTGAAACTCCATAGCGTTAGCCATAAATCTTGCGAATGGCACAAGGCCAGTAGTGAAAAATGGAACAGAGTTCATTATATTTACAAAACCTTTAAGGAATGTATTATCTGGTGTTTTTGCGTATGTAAAATATAAAGCATCATCCACAGCTTTAGATACATCATCAGCACTTATATAGTCTAATAAGTCATCGCCAATACCAATTTTATTTATGTCTATCCCCTTGTCTGCTAAAGCATTTTGAATAGAGGTCGCAAACATTCCCCTGCGATAATAAAACTCTTGCATCCTGTTTAAGAAGTTAAGACCATCTACCGCTTTTTGAATACCTTTTAAATATTTTACTTTTGATTTATCTGCTACTTCAGAAGCATATTTAGTAAATAATTTATCTCCTTCATTAATATAATACTTTGTTAAAAACTCTGTTAAATCTTTTGCTTTGGCCTTGTCTTTAGTTAGATTCATAAACAATCTAAAAGATTTTGTATGATCTACCATCTGTTCTTTCGCCCCGAACGCACGCCTGATCGGATTGAATGTTTGATTTAATGCGCCATCAAACGCTTGCACCAAAGTATTTAACATAACCCTGCCTATTTGCGCTGTATTGTTACGCATGGCGGTTGCTATTTGGCTAACCATTAAACCCCTTCTAATGTTATCCAAAGATCTTATAACATCTGTATATTCACTAATTAAATTAGAATAGAAGCCTTCTTCTTTGGCAATCTCACCAATATCTTGCCCAATTTTTTTCAAAGACTGTTTTGCAACGCTTAACTGTTGCATCCTTCTTGCGGAATCAGCTATGCCTTCTCTGAAAAATTCTGATAATTGATTAACTGTTATATTGTTCCTTGATAGAACATCAGCAAGTTTATTTCTATATGTTTTATCGCTATCTGCCAACAATACCGCTTCTTTTATTTGATCGGATATTAAAACTTTAGGATTTCTTGGAATATCTAATTCATCTATTATTTGTGTACCAACATCAATAATTCTTTGGTTTAAACCAACAGTTGTTTCTGGTTGAAAATCTACTGTGCCTAATGTTGGTTGATCTGTTTGTTGTACAGCTTCTTCGTATAGTTGGAATGGAACATCATCTCTTACATAGGGTGGTGGAATACGATCTGATCTTATATCATCTAAGGTTTTTGTAAGCTCATCTTCGCTCATTCCCCTGGGATTGATGTTGTACTCTTGTAATAATTTTTTATTTTCATCAACCTCTTTTCTTGCTTGATTGTAAAGAGATGTTTCAGCAGCATCTTCTGGATGCAATTTGTTTTCTGCTAAATCATCATAGATAGTTGCAGGGATATCATCGCCTGGAGTTAATCCTGGATAAAAATTATCTTCTGCTAAAGCCTCAAATATTTGGTCAACATTATTAATAACATTTCCTGGGGCAGTATCTTTTCTTGCTTTTAACCAAACTGGTATTTGGCCTTTTGGATCTCCGCTTAATGCCGTTCTTAATTCTGAGCTTTCGTAGTAGTCTTTGCCAATCCTTCCTTTAAGATAATTTAATGCTTTTCTTTCTTTTGGTTTTGCAGGAATTTTTAAACTTTCTGGCAACACCTTTCTTGTTGGAGTTGGCGTGTATTCGTCTAATTTAAAATTATCTAAAGAATCATTATTAATGAAAAATTCTTTTATTTTTGATGCTGTTACGGATG